TAATTTAAAAGGATATGTATATATTAGTGATAATATTCAAAATGGAATTGCTTCAACAGGTTTTGCAGATATTAGAGTAAAAGACACAAATATAATATTGTCAAAATATTTGTATTATATTATGATAAGTAATTACATAACAAATGATTTAATAAGTAAAGCGAAAGGAGTACAATATCCAGCGGTATCATTTGATGATTTTGAAATTATAAAAATCCCAATTCCATCACTTGAACGCCAAAAAGAAATTGTTGAGTATTGTGAACATAATGATATACTCATTAAACAATTAGAAAATGAGATTAAAAATAATAAAAAACAAGCACAACAATTTATTACAAAAATTGTTAAATCACAAATTCAAACTGTAGCAATAGAACAATGTAATATAAATTCAATTTAAAATTAAAACCAAAAGTTTAAAAAATTAAGAGACCTCTTATTATATATGTTGTTCTTAATCATTTTTTTAGAAAAAATATAGAAATAATTAATGTAATAACAAATAAAATTATAGATGAAAATTTTAAATAATAAATAATAGTATCATTTATATTGTATAAATAATCATTATTTATAATTTTTTGTTTTAATAAATTAAGTGAATTATCTAAATAATTTAATTTATTGTCTTTTTCACGAATTGTTTGTTCTTCCATATTAGCTAATTTAATTTTTTCTTCAGCTAATTCTGTTATATTTTTATATTTATCTTTAATTATTTGTAAATGTTGTTTAAGATCAATAACATTTTTATTTAATTTTTTTGTTTTTAAATTTTTATTTAAATTATTTTTTTCATCTGTAATAATATCTTTAGCATAATCAAAAGATTTATTTAATTCTAATGCGCGAATATATGTATTAATATCTAAAATTTGATTATCTATTTTTTTTTTATTATTAATTAATCGTAATTTTATACTTTCCATTGTTTTTTTTTCACGTATTTTAATATCTTCATTACTATTTAATGGAGTTGCATAAACTGGAATACCTGTATTATTATTAAAATTTTGAGAATCATTTATTGATCCACCGATATAACAAGTATTGGATTCATAGCCCATGTATGGGCAAAAATTTTGTTCATTAGTATTATTTTCACATATTGCTCCACCAGTTTGCGCAGCTTTTAAGCATTTATCAAATGAAATTCCATCAATTTTATGAAATAATTTTTGTTTAAGTTGTTCGTTCGAAATTAATCCATAACGATAATTTTGTATAAAATTATTAATATCAATGTTTCCAGATATATTTCCAGATATATTTTGTTTTATAAAAGTTGTAGATTTTATTGTATTTTTTAATCTTTCTAACTCTTCGAAGACATTATTCATTATAATATATATATATAATATTATTTACCAACCAACATATATAATTTCATTTTTTGAGAAAAAACTTAAACATTGAACTAATTTAGATAATGGAGAACAATTTAAATTTAAAAAATCTGGAGGATTATATGGTTCATAATAGGTTAATTTAAAAGGAAATAGAATTAATAAATCATTAATATCATCAATTGGATATTGAGTTAAATAAATTCTAATTAACATATTTTTTGATATTTTTTGAATATTAATTTTATTAAAACGAGGTGTTCTATTTTTTCTATAAAATTGTTGAATTTTAATTACTTTTTTTTCAATTATATTATTAATAATAGTTGAAAAATCATGTGAAACTAACTTATATTGAGATGGATATCTAATATATTTAATAATTAATTTTAATACATCATTTGATATATCCATATTATATCTTAGTATTTTAATACTAATAAATAATCATTTTTTATACATATTTATAAGTGTGTGTATAATTGGAGCAGTTAAAATAACGACTATTGATTGATTAAATAATTGATTAATTATTTTAGATTTTAAATTTTGAAACATTATATTATATAAAGTTATAAATATATAATTTTATATATTTTTTATTATATTTTTGGATATTAAAATGCTGATAATATATAATCATTTATATAAATATTCATATTGATATTTATAAGTGTATGTAAATTTGACACAATTAATATATGTAGCAAAAGGCAGAAATGACGCTGTTACTAAAATAAAATATTTAGTTTGTGACATTTTATCATTTGATAAATATAATTTTTGAAGATATTTTGATGAAAAATATATAGAAGAAGTTAAAACAGTGCTTAATAGTATTATTTGCGAAGTTTTATTCATAAAAGATTGATTACTCATTATAATAATTATTATATTATATTTTTTTATATAATATTTGTAAAAAAATTAAAAATTAAAAAGAATTTTTTCATATAAAAAAATAATAGTTGCAATAGATATTATATAATTAAATACCCAATTAAATTTAAATATCGAATAATAACATAAATTTATCAATTCTATATTTAGATTGGATAAATAAATATAAATATAAATAAATATATATAAATTTATATATTTAAAATATATAAAATTTTTAATTTTTTCTTCAAAAATTTTTAAAAACAATGATATAGCAAAGATATACAAACTGATATTAAAAATAGTATTATATAGTAAAAAATATTGTAGATATAATAATATAAATTTTAAAGTAAAAAAATATACAAATGAAATTATATATATTTCAATATTATCATAATTATCAAAAAAAGATACAAATTGACGTAACATTTTATAATAAAATATATATTTATATTAATCATTTTTTATTATATTTTTTATAATTATGTTAATAATTTAGGTGCAATACCTATAGACATAAGTTCTTGCCATAATAATTTTGTAGAATATGGTACCTGAACCTTGCTAAAATTAGTCGTATTATCACAATATGTACATTTATAAAGATTTTTTGTTTGATTAGCGATGGCAACCATTCCACAATTTTTACATACAAAAAATAAATATTTATCTGATACATCAAATAAACGTTCTTTTAAGAAATATGAACAACCATGTGCTAACATACAATCTTTTTCCATTTCACCAACACGTAATCCTCCACCTCTTGATCTACCTTCACTTGCTTGTTTTGTTAAAATTTGATAGGGTCCAGTAGCACGTGAATGTTGTTTATCACTAACTAAATGTTTAAGACGATAATAATATGTAGGACCAATAAAGATACGAGCTTTTAATTGTTCTCCAGTTCTTCCATTATATAGGATCTCAGTTCCATATCTTTCATAACCAACTGATTCTAAAATATCAGCAATTTGTTCAACATCAATACCTGTAAATGGTGTTGCATCAGCATCACATCCCTTTAATACACAAGCTTTTCCTAATACACATTCAATTAATTGTCCAAGTGTCATACGACTTGGAATAGCTGCAGGATTAACAATAATATCTGGAACAATTCCTTCTTTAGTATAGGGCATATCTTCCTGAGGCAATGCCATACCAATAGTGCCTTTTTGACCATGACGACTATTTCCTGACCATACACATATACCATTTCTACGTACATATATAATATTAGATGGAACTTCACAACAATATACTTTTCCATTATATTCAATAATTTTTTCTGAAAAATTATTTTTACTATTTAATATTGGATTATTCATTGTAGAACGTATTACAGTTACTATCCATTGATCTGTTTTTTTTGTAGTTTCAATATTTAATTTTTCTTCCTTTTGTTTTTTTAGTATTTTATTTCCTGATAAACCAGAATGAAAACATAATCTTTGCAAATCATCTGCTAATTTTTCAGATCCTGTATAATAATAGTCTGTTATATTAGCACTATTTTCTTCGTCATAACATAGCAATGAATTTAACAAAATATTACATTGTTGTTGACTTAAATTCCATATATAATCAGGTAAATATTTTTCATTTAATTTACTAAAATAAGATAAATATTCAAATAAATCTATATCATAATATACATATCTATTAGTTGTTTTATCATAATTAAATTTTAATCCAAATTTATTAGAAATATTTATTAATTTTGATAATACTATATCTTTATAAATAGATATTCCTACAAATTTATAATTAGTATCTAATGAACCTTCTGATATCCATAGTCCAAAAAATTCTAACCAAATATCCATATCAATATTTATATTTTTATATATAAATCTATCAATTTTGTTGTTACAATTATTTGCATTTTTTTTCATCCACATTTTATTTCCCATAATATTTTCTATTTTTTCTAATTTAAAATGTTCATTTTGTAATTTTGCATATACATTATGATTTAATGTAATACATAAATTAACGTTATTACTATTATATTCATACATTTCATTAACATCATCATACACATATAAATTAATTGGGTTATTATATTCTATTTTTTCTCCATCAACTAATGTTGCTATTTTATCATTCATTGTTAAATCTTTAAAATATTTAAAACCATCAGAGGTTAATATTTCTGTTTTATCATCATAACAAGAATGTTTATCACCATTTTCAGGAATCTTATCAGTTCGAATTCTAACTTTAGCAAATTTATAACCTTCGCCATTTTTATTAGAATAAACCCAATCTGCATACCCAGCTTCACTTGGTTTTATATTAACACTTGCATCTTTAAATTTAGGTTCATTTGGCTTTAATTGTTTTAAAGGTAATATTTTACCAATAATAACATCATCTCCTTCAACTTTACTTCCAATTTTAATTAAACCATTTTCGTTTAATTTATCATATGATCCTTGTTTCATACCTCTTGTTAAGATATCACCATTTGGTAAATATTTTTCAGGTTTACAGAATTTTTCTTCTTCTAAGGTTGCTTGATTTTTTTTTTCTTCATCTTTATGTGTTCTATAAGAACTTGTTGTAAACAATCCTCTATCTAATGCACTTTGGTTCATAATTAGCGAATCTTCTTGATTATATCCATAATATGCTGCAATAGCAACAATTGCATTTTGTCCAGAGGGTAATTCATTACTATTTGCATGTATGCTCATTCTTGTATGTATGAGTGGTTTTTGTGGATAATGTAAAATATGTGCAATAGTATCCATTCTTTTATTAAAATTAGTAGCATAAATACCAATTGCTTGTTTACCTTGAGCAGATAGGAAAATATTACGTGGTCCAGCATTATGTTCGGCAAAAGGAATATTAGATGCTAATACACCTAATTGAAGAGATGGATGCAATTCACAATGTGTATATCTAAAGAAAGAAACATTTTTATCACTATTTTCCCGAATATTTTGATATGTCATTGCTACCATAATAGTATCTTCTTCTTGTGTATCAATATATTCAATAATAGTTTTATTTAATTTAATATCAGTTAATAAATCATTCCAATGAAGTTCTTTTTTACGTAATTTTAAACATAATTCACTATCAATATTTAGATTATTATTTTCAACAATATATAATGGTCTAATTAGACGTCCAGCATCAGTATTAATATTTATTTCATTTGCATTAATATTCCAAGCAATTGAAGTATAAATATTGATAATACCTTTTCTTCTCATAGATTTCAATGTAGTAACAAATGTATTAGGATCTTTAATAATACCAACCCAATCGCCATTTATAATTACAATTGTAAAATATAGTAATTCACGTGGTTGAACTTGTTCTAATGGAATAACATCTAATTCATCTAAATAATCTAAAATGGGTTTAGCATCATGATCGATTGTAATTTGACAAGATAATGCCATATTTTTAACTATTCCAATACTTCCTCCTTCAGGTGTTTCACAACTACAACATCTCATCCATTGAGTGTTATGTAATTTTCGAGGAGCTGTTTGTTTGCAATTTTTTTCAATAGGTGCAATAATACGACGTCGATGTGATAATGAACTTAGATATGATAATCTTCCTAATACTTGTGCAACACCTTTTTTATTTTTTTGTCCTTTTTCACCCCAATTACCAGTAGCTAAAGCATATTTTAAACCCAATTCAATAATATTACTTTTTATTTTTTTACTAATATTTATAGAAATTTCATCAATACGACCATTTTTAATATCTTTATCAACTAAAATTTTTAAATCTTTAACTAATTTTGAAAAATTTAGTTTGAATAAATTTCCCATTAAAACACCAGGGGATTCTACACGTTTATTAATAAAACTATCACGATCATCATTTAAAGAATATTCTAAATAATTATACAATAATTTTCTAACCATTAAACCTAAAAAATATGCTTTTTTTATTGGAGATTTACCAACATGTGGTAAAATTTCATTTAATAAAATATATTCAACATAATTTAATTTACTTTCAATAGATTGATTTCCTCCTTTAATATTAATTGGAATAACAATATATTTCGAAATATATTCTAATGCAATTTTTTTACTAACAATTGGAGAAGATTCTTCTAAAGAAGGTTTCAATTTTTCCATTAATTCTTTTGCTCTATCATTATTAACATCATAAACAATATATTCAATAATTTCTTTATCTGAAATTATACCTAATGCTCGAAATATAACAAATAATGGAATATCTGCTTTTACTTTTGTAATTTGAACACGAATTGTTTTACCAAAAAAATTTCCATCTTTTGAATTTAATTTAACCATTAATGGTTTAACATATGTTGAATTTTCAGGACTAATAGATGTAATTTCAGCGATATGTGAATATGTTGAAGTTAATCCACGACTTTGTTGAAATACAAATATTTTATTTTCACATTTTTTTTCAAAACTTACAATTACTTTTTCACTTCCATTTATTATAAAATATCCTCCTTGATCAAATTCACATTCTCCTAGTTCCATTTGTGTTTTATTTGTTTTTTCTGATAAAACGCAATATTTAGAATGCAACATAATTGGCATTTTACCAATTGAAATATTTTTAATAATTGGTAATTCTAATTCCTCGATAGAATTAGTTTTCTCATTTATACGAATAATTTTTTGATATATGTTACAAGTTATTACAGATGAATAACTTAAATTTCGTAATCTTGCATCATTTGGATACATAACAGTAATTTCTCCTTCATTATCATTAATAATAGGTTTGCTAATTGAAATATCACCAAATGTTACATGATATTCTGTCATATATTTACCAATTTCTGGATTATAATTATAATGAGAAATAATTGGATTGAATTCATTAACAATTTTTTGAAGTTTAGTATCAATAAAATGATTATAACTATCAATTTGATGTTTTATTAATACTTTTTTATCTGCAAAAAAAGAATCAATGACATCCCATGTATAATTTTCCCAATTAAAATTATTATTAGTCTGCATTTTATAATTATAATATATATTTTTCTTAAGTAGTTTTATATTATTTTTATTTCATTTTTTTTTAAATATATAATATATAAAAAAACCTTATTATATAAATAATATAATTTATATTATATATATTTAAATGTCAGGAACTATTTATAGAAATAATAGAAATAATAGAAGAACTTTTATTGATAGAATAAATTATAATTCTTCTAATAAAAGAATTCGAACTAATTCTGATTCAAATATATGTAGAATACCATTTATTATTAATTTTAATGAAATCAATGCACAATCAATATCAAATGAAAAACCTAAAGAAGAAATAGATAGTTTTTATAATGATAGAAATTATGATGAAATTATTTTAAAAAAAATAGAAACACTTGATGATTTAATAGAATTAGCAAAATTATATAATCCAAATTTTCCAAATAAAAAATATAATATTAATGTTAAAAAATTATTTGATTTAGTTGAACCATTAACTGAATTAAAAAAAATGATAGGTATGAAAAAAGTAAAACAAAATGTAGTTGATCTTATATTGTTTTATTTACAAGATTTTGAAAAATATACAAATAATATGTTACATACAGTAATTTATGGTCCTCCTGGATGTGGAAAAACAGAATTAGCAACAATTTTATCAAAAATATATTGTAAAATGGGATTGATTAAAAATGATAAAATTATTATAAAAAAACGTTCAGATTTAATTGGAGAATTTTTAGGTCATACTGCTAAACAAACACAAAAATGTATTGATGAAGCATTAGATAGTGTATTATTTATAGATGAAGCATATTCACTTGGAAATAAAGAGCAAAGGGATTCATTTTCAAAAGAATGTATTGATACTATAAATCAAAATTTAACAGAAGGAAAAACTAAATTTATTTGTATAATAGCTGGATATAAAGATGCATTAGATAAATGTTTTTTTTCTTATAATGAAGGATTAGAAAGGAGATTTCCATTTAAATTTACAATAGATCCATATAATGGAGAAGAATTAAGATTAATATTTATTAAAATAGCGTATCAAAATGGTTGGGAAATTAATGATTTAAAGGATATTAAAATAGAGTTTTTTGAAAAAAATAAAAATTATTTTAAATTTTGTGGAGGAGATATGGAAACATTATTTCATTTTACAAAAATTTCACATGCAAGACGTGTATTATTTTTAGCTAAAAATTTAAAGAAAAAAATAATATTTGAAGATATTGAAAAAGCATTTAATATGTTTATTATTGATGATGATATTAAAAAAAGAAATTTATTAGATGATAGTATAAATATATATAAATCATTATATATATAATTTTTTATAAAAAAAATTATTCACAAATACTGATATTAGTGCTTTCTTCTATTGGAATCCATTTATTAAATTTAATAGAATATTGACATTTCATAATTAATTTATTATTTTTTGATGTTAATATATTAAGTTTTTTACTTATAATTAAATCAGGAATTCCCGCATAACCATATTTAATAAGTTGATTATATTTATTATGATAATATAATTCATAAATATCAGGTAAATCTGTTTTTTTAATTTGAAAATTAAATGGATTTGTTTTATTTATAATATTTAATTGATTATTTGTTTCATCTTTATTTAATTCATTTATATTGCTATTATCATTTATATTGTTGTTATCATTAATAATAGTAGTATTATTAATAATATCATTAACACTATTTATAATATTTGCATTTATATTACTATTGATAGTATTATTCATAGTATTATTCATAGTATTATTCATATTATTATTCATATTATTATTCATATTATTATTCATATTATTATTCATATTATTATTAATATTACTATTGATATTATTCATAGTATTATTGGTAGTATCAATATTAGTAATTGTATTATTATTTTTATCAGTACGAAATTCTGGGAAAATATACATAAAACTTTTTTTAAAATTTTTTTCATCTTGGATAAAGATTCCACTTATTTTATACGGAACTGATTTAATATAAGTTTCATATAAATCTTTTAAATAATTTAATGTAAATAATTCTTTAATATCAATTATACAAGAATCAATCATTTGATCTTTATAATATTCGGTTGTTAAAATATTTTTCAATAATTTGTTTCTTTCAGATAAAGTATGAGATTTCAATATATTTTCATTTTTATATACTAAAATATCATTTATAACAAAAATCCATTTATTATTATTATTTTTGATTAATTCTCCATCAAACAAAGTATTATTATATAAATCATCATTAAATCTAAAACGAATATAAATCATATCTTCTCTTTTTTTATTGATAAAAATTGAATTTTTTTTTTTATCAATTGTTGTTAAAAATAAAAAATATTTATGTCCAAAAGTATTAATTGAAACTTTAAAATTAGTTGAATTAATTTGATGTATATTATTTTCATTTAAAAAATTATAATATTTATCGGAAATATTTAGATCAGTTAAATTTTTAATAGAATTTTTAATATTATTTTTTATATCATTTGATATAATTTGCAATGCTTTTTTATTACCAAAAGTTGTAGGTTTCATATTGTTTTATATTAATAAATAATTCATTTTTTTATATAATATTAGTTAAAAATTAAATAATTATTATGTATAATAGTAAAAATCATATAAAGAATGATTTTCTATATATAGAATATGAAAGAAATATATACCATTGAATTTATTAATACAATAACATATAATTTTGATAAATGTAATTTTAATGATTTTTTAGAAATGTATAAAAATTTAATACAAGAAGATAAAATTAAACCAATATATTGTTTAAATAATAAATATAATTTACAAAATAAAATATATAAACCGATAAAATTTCGTTGTACAAATGAAAATAAATGGGCTCCATCAGTTCCTAAAACAGAAATAGAAAAAATTAAAAAAACTATAAAAATTATATTAAATAAAATAACAGAAAAGAATTATAGTATATTAATTGAAACATTAATGTGTGAAATTAATAAATTTACAATGATTGATGCAATTGAGATTTTAGTTTCAGAAATAGTTGAAAAAATTATATTTGATACAAATTTTCATAATATATATATAAAATTATGTTCTAAAATATGGGAAATGAAAAATTTTCATAATAATTTAATTACAATTATTTTAAATGAAAATAATAAATATTATTGGTATTTAAATACAACAAAAGAAAATAATGAATTAAATGGTCCATATGAAAATGAAGATGATATAAGAGAAATTACTGATAAAAAAATAAATTTTAAATATTATTTAATGAATGAATTGCAAAATAGATATAAATTAAAAGATTTATATATTGAAAAACTTAAAAATAAAAATTTAGATGATGATATTAGATTTTTATATAAAAAGAATATATTTGCAATATTAGAATTTATTGGTAAAATGTATAAAAAAAATATAATTAGTGATAAAATTATACATATAATATTAACTGATTTAATACATTATAATATAAATTTTGAAAAACAACCAGAAGAATGTTATATAGAAGGTTTTTGTATATTATGGAATACTATTAATAGTAAATTAATAGTGAAATTTTCAGAAGAACTTGTTCATGAATATTTTAAACATATAACAATGAAAATATTAAAATATAATTGGTGTGTTCGTATTGAATTTATGTTAGAAGATATGATAGAGACATATAAAAAAATATATAAAATAACAGATGAAAAAGTAGAACAAAAAGTGTATATTAAAATAGATAGAAAAATGGATGAAATAGATGAAATTAATAAATATGTTAATGAATATTTAATTAATAGTAATATAGATGAATTAACAATAAAATTAAAAGATGTAGATAAATATAAATTAATAGAATTATTATTAAATAAAGTAATAGATATTGATGTTAAAAAACAAAAATTATATATTAATTTATTTAAAAAAGAAAATTTTATAAATTATGAAATATTTTATCAAATATCATTAAAATTTCTTGAAAATATTCAAGAAATTATGTTAGATATACCAATGGCAAAAGAAAATTTATTATCATTTATTAGTAATTTTGTAAAATATAAAGGTTTTAATAATTTATTATTATTATTATCCGATTAGTTTAGGATGTCCAAATAATTGTAAAAAATAACAATTTTTTTTCAAAATATGTTGATAATTTTTCCATGAATCATAATCACCAAATTTTTTATTTAACATCCAAACATATGTTTTCTTTTTTTTCAATTTATATTTTCTTGATGATAAATTACTTTTTTTTTTTCTAATTAATTTTTGTTTAACAATATTAAGATCAACTAATGAACAACCAATATCATATAATTCTTGTAAGCTATACTCAATATAAGGATAATATTCAAATAAATTTTGAGAACGAATATTACATATATTCATTCCAGAATAAACATTATATTCACTTTCTTTTAAATATTTTAAAGGTTTTTGATTCATTATATAAATAAATTTATATATAATGAATTTCATTTTTTTTTATATAAAGTTAAAATAAATAAAACAAAAATTAAAATAAAAGAAGATAAAATATATTTATTTTTATATTTATAATTAGAAAATTGTTCTACAATAGTAGTATCATTTATATTATATCTATTACCATCTAATAATTGATATGGATATGTAACAGTTGGTTTTCCATTAATAAAATTATTTATATATGGAAATGTTTTATATTTATCATTATATTTATTATCATAATTTGGGAATGGATAAAATGGACTATTTGAAACAAGAACATCATTTCTACGTTTTAATTTCGGAACATCTACAGTATATTTATGTTTATTTAATGAATTATAATTATAATCTACTGCAAAATCATTTCCTCTTACAAAATTAGCATTACTTCCTCCATTTGCACATATATTTCCTAATATATTTTGTTTTTTAGAATAAACCATATTACAAGTTGGTATATTTTGAGAAAATTTTTCTATTGAATCAAAAAATAAACATGCGGGATCATTATCTATATTATTTCGTGGAGATCTTGCTAATAATGCTTTTTTGTAAACAGCAGTATTAGGAGCAATTGCATAATTATATTTTTGTTTTAGAAAATTACTTTGAGGAACATTTTCAACAATTGGATTATTTAATACAGCAGGTGAAATTATCATTGAATTTGGAAATGAATTATTAATCATATATAATATATTAAGATAATTTTATCGAACATAACGGTATGTAATATATTCTCCAGATGCAGAACTTGTTCGAATAATTTTAAACATATCTCCTGATTTTAATCCATAATATTTTGTAATAGGATCTTTTACAGATATTTTGGGCAATTGTGATTTTGTAATATTATATTTTTTTAAAACTAAATTAATTTCATCATTTGAAAGTGGAATGTGTTTAGGAACTAAATTATGTTTAGTTACATTAATAATTAAATCTTTAATCAAAAATATTTCAACATTTTTATATAATTCATTTGCTAATTCTTTCTCAACAGTTATATTATATTTTTCTTTTAATATTATAATAATATTAATTTCATCACCATAATCTGTTTTAATTTGTTCAACAATATTATCTAAATCTTTTTTACTAAATGATTTAGATTCTTTAAAAAAATAACCAATGATTTTTTTATCAATATCTAAAATATCATAATTATTTTCTTCATACATTATATAAAATTCTTGAAAATTAACATTATTTGATGGATCTATTTTATATCCTCTATCAGTTAACAGTTCAATTAATGTTTTTCTTACATTAAAAATATTATTAAGTTCCATATTATATTATAATAATATTAATTTCATTTTTTATATATATTTATAATTTTTATGTAATATATTTTTTATATATAAAAAAATAATTATAATATAATTTATGAATATTATTATTGATATTAAAGAAAATAAGAAATTTACAGATTCTTTACTTAATAATAATATTATATTTGAATCTAGATTATTAGATATAGGAGATATAATGTTTATCTATAATAATGAACCATTACTAATTATTGAAAGAAAAACAATTAATGATTTGGCTTCTTCATTAAATGATGGACGTTATCATGAACAAAAAATTAGATTAAAAAATAGTGATATTAAAGTTTTATATGTAATAGAAGGAATATATGAAGATCTAAATAAAATATATAATAAAACTTTTGATTATGAAAAATATAAAGGATGTATTATAAATACAATGATACGAGATGATATACCAGTTTATAATACAAAAAATATGGATGAAACAATTATTTTTATTAAAGATTTGAGTAAAAGATTACCAACATATGAAAAATATATAAAAAAAAATAATAATTATGAATCTTCAATTAAAATGAAAAAAAAAGATAATATTACATCATATATATGTTATATAAATCAATTAAGACAAATACCAAATGTAGCTTTACAAACAGCTGAAAAAATATCTGAAATATATCCATCAATGTTTCAACTAATTAAATCATATTTATCTTGTGATAATCCAGAAATGATGTTATCAAATATATATATAAATCAAAAAAGAAAATTAGGTAATATAATTAGTAAACAAATATATGAATATTTACAAAATGATATAAAAAATATAAATATTTAATATGTATCACCATGAAAATAAATATATATGCAAGTGAATTAGCTACAATTTTAGGTATTAATCCTTATCAAAAAATTAGTGAATATTTAATAAAATTATGGGAAAAGAATAATCCATTAGATTATGATAAAACATTAGATATAATTGAAAAGACACATAATATAAAATTTTCTGAAAAGATTAATGATTTAGATAATATTAAAAATATAAGTAAAGAAAATGGAATTGATATTAAGAAATTAGAAGAATGTTTAAATGCAACGAATACAAAAGAATTACAAGAAAAAAAACAAATATTATTAAAAGAGTTAAGTGAAAAAATTAGTGCAGAAAAGAAAAAAGAATTTGAAAAACAATTAGAAAGTTTAACAAATAAAAATTTTGGAATTAATAATGAAAATAATGCATTAGAATTATATAAAATGAAAACTGGTAAAACAGTTTTAATTAAAACAAAATATATCAGTAAAAAATTATGTATATATAATAATGTTGAATGGTATATTGGAGGAAAAATAGATGGGATAACAGAAGATAATATAGTAATAGAAATTAAAAATCGTATATATAAATTATTTGGAGTAATAAGAGAATATGAGAAACCACAATTACAAGCATATATGTATATATTAGGATTACAAAAAGGAAATTTAGTTGAAAATTTAAAAAATGGCAACAGTGATATTAATATTATAGAAGAAAATTTTGATGAAGAATATTGGAATACATTTATATTAAAAAAATTGAATAATTTTATAAAATTATATAACTTAATTTTAGAAGATATTAATATGAAAATATTTATAATAACTGAAGAGGAAGAAAAAAAAGAACAATTTTTAAAAAAAATGATAAATATGTAATAAATTTATTAATTCATAATTTGAATTAATAAATATTTGTATAATAATCTAAAATATAATATAGAAAAATATAAAATTATATATAAAATTATAATGGATAAATATATTTGTGAAAATTGTGGTAAAAAATTTAAACAAAAAGTGTATTATATAAAACATTTGGATAAAAAAAATCTTTGTATTATTAAAAATATTCGTAATGAAGGATTGGATAAATTTTATACAATACCAAAATATTCTAAAAAATGTATTGATAAATTATTTGAATTATATAATATATTAAATTTTGATTTAATTATTGAACCAAGTGCAGGAAATGGAAGTTTTTTTAATCAAATAGAAAGTGATAATAAAATAGGAATTGATATATCTCCTGATAATACAAATATATTAAAAATGGATTTTTTTAATTATACACCACCAATCGATAAAAATAATATATTAATTATTGGTAATCCACCTTTTGGAAAAATTAGTTCAATTGCTATAAAATTTTTCAATCATTCTGCTAAATGGTCAAAAATTATAGCTTTTATTATTCCAAGAACATTTAGAAAACAAAGTGTTCAAAATAAACTTGATAATAATTTTCATTTAATTTATGATGAAGATGTTCCAATAAAACCTTGTCAATTTATACCAAAAATGATGGTAAAATGTTGTTTTCAAATTTGGGAAAAAAAAGATATAAAAAGATTATATATAGATTTACCAACAAAACATAATGATTGGAAATTTTTAGAATTTGGACCTATTGACAAATATGGACAACCTTCTCCACCAAACAATGCTGATTTTGCATTGCGAGCATATGGTGGAAAAATAGGTGAAATAAAAATTGATAAATTAAATGAATTAAGACCAAAAAGTTGGCATTGGATTAAAAGTAATATTACTAAAGAAGATTTAATTAATCGATTTAATAAATTAGATTATTCAAATAGTGTAAATACTGCAAGACAAAATTCAATGGGAAAAGGTGAGCTCGTGAAATTATATAATAATTTCATTAATCCTATATTGTAATAATTCATTCCAACATTTATCTCCATATTTTGGACGAAGTGCATATTCTTTTTGATTAGTTATATCATCTAAATCATTTTGTGTTATTTCACCTAATTCGCCAATAGTTCCGTGTGCATAACTACCATATTTTAAAATAAAATATTTAATTTGTTCTTTATTTAATTTAAATATAAATAATTCACCGAGTGAATTTAAATTTGCATAATCAATATAATATGCTGTTAATGTATATTCACAATTATGATTAATTCTTAATTGAACAAAATTAAATTTATTATTTTCTTTTCCTCCATTGGAGGCTTTTATCTCAATATTAGTTTCATTGTATTTTAAATCACCATTACAGGAAGATGCATTATTTTTTGTCATATTATATTTAAATTTAATATAATTTTCTAATATTGGACCAGTATATTGACCTGATAAATTACTATATTTACAATACATATGAGCATCTTTTAATGATGGTAATTTCATAATATTTTCAACATGAAGTTTATTTGAACAAGAACTATCTAATAAATGTTTTAATTTTATTTTTGATTCATTATAATATTTAGTTCGTTTAAATTTTTGAGAAATTACTTTTTTAATATTATATAAATGTTTTTTATTCATAATATATTATATTAAATAATTTTTTTATATATAAAATATATTTTTTAGATACATAAACTTTTTATTAAATATTACAATAAAATTAATATAAAATATTTTATATTAATTTTTTAATTTTTATAATTTAAGTAAAATAAAAATTTATTCTACTACTTCTTCAGTTTCTTCTTCGATTACTTCTGAAGCTTTTTCATCTTCTTGAACATCTTCATCAGAATTATATTGTTGTCTTTCTACAGACATATCAGTAGATTGTTCTTCAGTTTTTTCAACAGGCGAAGATTCAGTAACTGAACCAAAAACACAATCAGTAGGTCGAAAATTCTTTTTTTTCATAACAAGAAGTTGAACAACTTGTAGAGAAAGACCAAATTTTCCGGCAATATACCACACTCGAGGCTGTAGAACAGCACGGACAAAACTGTTTTTAGGAACAGTATCAACCAAATCATCAAATGATGACAATTTAATTTCAACTAGTCCAGATCCATCTGTCTCAGTTTGATATAGTTTAATATCTGGAACATTTTCAAGTTCATTACCATCACGATCGCGAGCTTTCATAATTTTAGGTTGAAGTCTAACAGGAAATTTACCAGCAGGATCAGTTTTAACAACAGATGTATAAAGTGCTTCTAGCACTTCACGACTTGCTTGACCGCCTTTTTTAGTTTTTCCAAGTCCAAGAATTTCACTATGTTGAACAGCATGACTAATCATTAGTTCATCAACTTCTTTCCATTGATTGAAATAAGATTCAACCAACTCTGTATCTTTTTCATCATATGAACGTGCAGATAGATTAATTGACCATTGTGATTGTCCAGTTCCTTTATCTTGTTGAGGTAAATTACTACCTCCTTGTTGTTTAGGAATAAATTTACTTACACCAAAAACAGCATACGACCAAGGTGTCATACTGTATACAGGTTCATTGTTTTGCAATAGATATGAAACAAATTTATCGTTACGTTTGCGAGGAACGGTAATGCTCATAAGATTTACATTTAATTGATCAGCACGTAGAACGCTGTTATTTGTTTGTTTAGTAGTAGCGGCTTTTGTTTGTGACATTGTTTGTATAATATTATTGCTCATTATTTTTTCAATTTTTTTTTATAAATATAATACGTTCAAACTTATTTATATACTATTTATTAAATATATATGAAAAAACTATATATAATATATATAAAATGAATAAATGTTTATCAGTTAAAAGTAAAAAAAATATAAATTTACAATGTAATAACAAAAAAAAAGAATGTTATGATTTTTGTTCAATACATTTAAAATCAAAAAATATTATAATATGGAAAAAATATGAATGTAATAATAACGATACATATGATATCAAAAAAATAATTAAAATTCAATCAGTTATAAGAGGATATTTAATAAGAAAAAGGAAAAAATGTATTAATCAAGAAGAATTTTATAGTCTTGATAGTAAGTATGATATACCAAATAAATTTTTTTTCTCGTATAATGATAAAAATTTTTCATATTGTTTTGATATTAGATCTTTAAAAAAAATGTTAGAATTAGGTAAAAATATAAATCCTTATACAATGTGTAAATTTTCAGATATAATATTAAATAAAATATATATGCGTATACAAACATTAGAAAAATCAAATAATGAATTAAATTTTAATGATGATAATATATATATTAAAAAAAATTTTGAACATGAAGTTATAGATTTATTTTATAAATTCGATATGTTAGATAATTATACTAATCATAAATGGTTTTTAGATTTAACATTAGATCAATTAAAAAATTTATATCGTATTTGTGAAGATATATGGAATTATAGAAGTCAGTTAAATATTATTTCCAAACAAAATATAGTTAAAGATGGTATAGCATTTGATATTCCAATATCACAAATATATAGATATAAATTAAATAAAAAAAAATTATTACAAAAACAATTATTATATGAATTTAATAGATTTTGTTCAGAAGGTTTAACAATATCTGATAAAAAATTAGGGGTAATGTTAATTTTAACAGCATTAACTGAGGTATCACAAGATGCCGCTAATGGATTGCCACAATATGTAAATATATAATATTAATCATTATATCTTAATCCAGCCATACCACCTTCAATAATAAGTATATTATAATTTGGTGCAAAAATATTTATTTGAGGATCAATTAAAGTATCTTTAATTTTAATATTTAATTGAATATTATCTAACATACTAAAATCACATGTTCCCGTTGGTTTATTAGAATCCGCTTCTAATGAGAATGAATATACATATATAAAATTATTTGGAATATTATGATGATATTTATATGGTTCAATTTCTCTAAAATATCGTCCATCTCTAGGAGGCCAAAATCGATATTTTCCTTCAATATATATAATAGAATTTATCATTGGATCATCTAATGGTAATCCTAAATAAAGTAGTTTATCTGAAAAATTAAACATATCATTTCCTCCACCAGATACTTTTGTAAAATTTATACAATCTCTAATAACCCAAATTAATTCTTTAACAGGATGATTAAAATATAATTGTATAATGTTATCGATAGATGTTAAATTAGTTGATATAAAATTATGGTGAATTTGATCAATTAAATATTTATGACGTGTATTAACAAACCATCTTCTTTCATTATCTTCTAAATATATGTAGTCGACATAACATAATGCTTCAATTATTTGAAAATATTGTTCAGGTGTTTTTTTTGCTCGTGTAAAAACATCATGATACATACTTAGATCTCCTGTGCTTGATACCCATAATTCATCAAATTTATGAAATTCAACTATTAATCTTACATCCATATTTTGTAATGCAATAGTTGGTAAAGCTAAACCAATATTTTTACAAAACCAAAATTGAAGAGGTATTCGTAATCTTAAACGATCTTGTTGCATTGTTACATTAAAATAATCATGTTTTCCAATCATATTATAATATCCCCATTTCTTTTCAGCTGGAAGTGTTAATTCATTCCAAATTTCTAACCACATTCCATATTGTTCATCTATAATTATTCCTCCGATTTCAATTGAAATTTTTTTAATAATAGCATGTCCAATTGAATTAATCCAACTTAATGCAAATGATGGATCATTTGATGGATTTAATGCTGGTAAATCTATTTGTAAATATATTTTTCCAACAAGATCACCATATCTACCTAATTTTACATGTGATTTAGATCCAAAAATTGGATTTCCAATTAATACTTCTTCAATATTTTCGATTGCAAAATTAGTATATCTTTTAAATACTGAACAAAAATATGAAATTTGCGGTTTTCCAGTTAATTCAAGGTCTTGTTTTCCATATGCTGCTAATTGTAATTCTGCACCAGGCATTATAATATAATGATATAATATTTTTTTATATAATGCGCATAATTAATATTTTTATATTATATATATAATAAAATATAGATGACAAGTTATCCAATTAATACTCAATTAACAACATTAAGAATTAATTCTGAACAAGATTTATTTGAAATATCACCAAATTTAAATCTTATAAATAATGATAATAATTGTAATAATAATAAAAATTGTTTACCATTAATAAATCAGTGTAATAATATTTTAGCAGCATTAAAAGTTAATGGTAGTGCAGTAATATGCAAAGGAATTAATATTGGTTCAACTGAAATAGAAATAGAGGGGACAATTAGATTTAAAGATGGAAGGTATGAAGGTTTTAATGGCATTGAATGGGTTTATTTAGATTGTTGTTATGGAAGTACATCTGGTTCAATTGTAATTGATTATATAAAAGATTTATGTAATAGTGAAGATCATGTAGGTATTCTTCCAAATACTTTAACTTCACTTAATGCAAGTATTTCTATTGGTCCAAAAGGGACTGGATTTCTTTCTGCGCAAATACCAACTTCTGGTTCAGCAGTTGGAGGTGATTGTAGAGGTGAAAATGCTGTTGATTGGCAACAAGTTCGTGTATCAAGTAATCAAGTAGCTTCAGGGAATAGAAGTTTTGTGGGAAATGGTGAAAATAATAGAACAAATGGAATAAATAGTATTATTGTTGGAGGTGATTCCAATAATATTGCGGATGGATTAAATAATAGTATTGTTTGTGGAAATAATAATACTATTCAATCTACATCATCTAATTCTTCAATTATTTCTGGAAATACAAATTTAATTGATAATTCATTAAATAGTTTTATTATTAATGGATATCGTAATCTTCTTCGACCTAATACGAATTTTGTTAGTATTTTAAATGGTTCAGGAAATGTTATTCAAGGGGGTGTAATTTTGTATAGTAATATTGGAAATGGTAATGCTAATAATATATCAGCAAATACTATAGGTAATTTTAATGATATTTTAAATGGTGAATTAAATAGTATGGGTGGAACTGTTTCTATAAACAATTCGATTAATAATGGGCATGATAATATTATATTAAATTCAATTTATGCATCAATATTAAACGGAACTGACAACACAATATTTCAAATTAATGAAGTATCACCATCATCTTATAATTTAATTATGAATGGACAAAATAATACTATTAATTTTGGTCATTATAATTCTATTATTAATGGTTATCAAAATAAAATTGATGGCAATAGTGATGGTAGTAGAAATTCGATTATTTGTAATGGTGATACAAATTTGATATTAGAATCACATCAATCAATTATTGGAGCTGGTATCGGAAATCAAATTTTAAAATCACATAATTGTTCTATTTTATCAGGTAGTGGTAATATTATTGATTCTTCAGGTAATATTAATAATTCTATTGTAACCGGACATAAAAATATATTAGAAAAAACAGATAGATCTTTTATTGGTGCTGGTGATACAAATAAAATATTAAATGTTGTTAATTCATCTATAATAGGAGGTAATAATAATACAATAACTGGAGATTTTAATAATTCTATTGTAAATGGTGATAATAATTTGATTAATATTCGAACCGAAAATTCAACTATATTAACTGGTAAATCTAATCGAATAACAAATACAAAAAGTTCTTCAATTTTATCAGGTAGTGGTAATATTATTGATTCTTCAGGAAATATTGATAATTCTATTGTTACAGGAAATAAAAATACATTAGAAAAAACAGATAGATCTTTTATTGGTGCTGGTGATACAAATAAAATATTTGA